TTTTAGCAGAATTGAAAAGTAAAAATCCAATTGGCTATCAAGGTTTTATGGAGCAGTTCACCTCAATTAAAAATCAACTCAAATCAAAAGGAGTATTACAATAATGAGTGATGAAGTTAAAAAGGAACGTAAGCAATTAGGCTTAGCAATTCCTGTAACCAATAAGGCAAAAGCATCAAGCTATGATCTTAAAGGTAATATAATTATAGACGGCAAGTCATATAGATTTGGCGCTTATAAATCTCAAGCAAGTGGAAATGGTAAAATGGCTGCTGGCCAAGATTACTATTACTTTCATAGAGTAGAACCTATGGATGAAGCTGCAGCTGGAGCTGCACCTAACACTGATTTTAATCCTGCAGAATTGGAGGCTTAAAAAATGGATGCCGATAAGTTCAAGTCCGTTGCTATTAATATCAAGACATACAGATTGCTTGAAGAGTTGGCTCAAAAGAAATTCGAGTTGCCAATCAGTATGGCTAAAACAGTAGAGTTCTTTATTCAAAAAGGACACGAAGAGTTCAAAGCAGATGCAAATAGAAAAGCTAAGTAAAGAACTCAAAGCAATTCGGAAAATAAAATCCGATGAGTACGGACCATTTAATAAAAAGATGCAAGCAATTGCAGATGTGTGGTCCGTCCTTATTGGAAAAAAATTAAGGCCTCATCAGGTCGCTTTGATGTACGCAATGGCAAAGATCATCAGAGCAAACAACGAATACAAATACGATAGTTACATTGATGCAATCAACTACTTGGTTCAAGCAGATGAGATTCACCGAGAAGATGTCTCGGAATTGGTCGATAGCTACTTTCCAACAACAACGAAAGAAGATGTCTCTGTATGAGTTTAAACTGGAAATGGAGTTCAGCGGTTACAATACAGATCGATCAGAGCTGGTTGAAAAATTTTATAAAATTTATTCAGATTATTTAGATGAGTTGGAAACCACGAAATCAAAATAACGTAGTGCCTTTTAAAGTAGGCGTAGAGAATAAACAAAAAATTATGGCTGAAGAGAGATTAAAAAAAACAATAGCTTCAATTGACCTGAAGATGCAGCAACCATATTGGGATGCTTTGGTCTTTGATGATGTGGAGTTGGAGCTGCTTGCAAATTTTGGTGAAACAATAAAGTTCCCAACCGACAATACTGCGGTCAGAGCGTTATCAGTATTAGCAACATTTTTACTTAAGCATAAGGAGGAATTTAGTTATGAGTAAAACAAGAATACATAGTTTATCATTACATAAAGATAAATTTAGAGACGAAAAAGTTGGACCATATGCAGCTTTAGGTGGTCCATTTTATATAAAGAAAATTTTAGGTAAATCACATTATCTAATCAAAGCATCAGAGAGTTTCTATCACGAAGTAACTCCACAATGTTTTGAAATGACAATGAAAAGATCAACCATATTAGACACTGCAGAAATCAAAAAAAACTTGGAGGCTTTTAATGCGAAATAGAGCAAGAATAACACCTGAAGCTATTAAGACTAATACAATAATAGGTAATAACCTTAGGTATATTAGGAATAGACGTAAGCTTACATTGCAGAAATTAGCCACGTTAGCAGGCGTCAGATACCAGCAGATAGGCAAGTATGAGCTTGGTGTGGATCAGATGTCAGCTTATAGAGTAATGCAATTCTCGCAGCTCCTACAATGTAAAATAAAATATTTCTTTGATCCAACATATATAGATCGAATGAATGGCTTTCACAAAGGCAGAGAGTTCTTTGCAGCAATGAAACCTGAGCTTTTGGATATAGACCAACTGCAGTCAAATGCAGCTGAGGCTATGGATGCAGCGGAGGTTCAAGCAAATCTATAATGCTATGGCTAAGATTCTTAAAATACAAACTGGAACTATTGATGTTGTTGTTACATCAGAATTTGAAAATGAAGATGCAGCAACACAGGATAAAGAACCTACTAAAACGGATGTCAAAATTACAGAGTTCAAGGTTGAAAATACTAAATGGAAAAAAGGAGGATTAGCAGATGAGTGATATACCACACGATTTGCCATATGATAGCAGGCTTGCAAGAATGAGAAAAAGACTTCAAGGCTTGCAGCGTGTAGCAGCAGCTATAAATGATTTGTATATCTATGGAGTTTATCCTTCCAACTATCCAAACTTAACAACGGTGTTGGAGCAGGCAAAGGACCATACCAAAAATATTATTAAAGAAACAAAAAAAGAAATCGCATTGTTCGATGATCCAATGGACCAGTACGATTTAACAGAGAACGATAAATTGGAGGTAATAAAAGATGACACTAATTAAAGATCCACTATCACCTGAGAATGCAGAGAAGCTAGAGGAAGCAGCTAAAGATGTTTCTAAAGCAGCACTGGTTCACCATACTGCAATGCAGCAGGATGAAATAAAGATAATAATAGAAGAGAGAGATCTACTCTATAAAGAGAATGAGATTTATCACGACAGTTTAGAGAGAGCTTTGGAAGAGAATAAAAATTTAAGGACATTGATCCAAGGCTGGAAAAAATTCAGAGGTTAGAGAACGCCCACCGAACCTTCTTTCTGAAAGTCCTATTTGTGTGACGTTGTTCGGTTTCTGGGCTAGTCTATGTTGCGTTACACAGAAGGCAAATAAGAGGCAGTTGATAGGAGCTGCCTTTTTTTTTGGAATTTTTGAAAAATAAAACGCTCTGAGAGCCACGCAGATTAACGAAACGCTATCTACGTGACCTCAGGTATAGACCTAATTTATTAATTTTACTTGTTTATTACGTGCTGCTTCTATCTTTGCAGCAATGCTATGATGCTCTTCAGTTTCTAAAAGATCGTGATCACCATATATATCTCTAGTCGTAGAGTATAAATCGTGTCCCATTATTTTCTTTATGTAGTTATCAGATAACTCAAGTCTTTGTCTTTCTTGAATTAACTGAGCTGCTTTTAGATGCCTCCAAGTTTTAGATGCACAATCTTTAAATGGCGACCAAATAATTCTAAACTTATGAGAACTATTGGATCTATGCCACTCAAGCTTTGCCAAACCTAATTGTTCATACGTTGCATAAACAACTTTTCTAAACATATAAGGCGACAATGGATTAGTACCTCTTGTTGCAGCAATTAAATAATTAGATGCAGGAAAATTTTTATTTGAATAATCCAGCATCCATTTTAGAACTTTAGCTGCTTTTCCATCAGGATCAAAATAAACCAATCTTTTAGAACCATCATTTTTTGTTTCAGTTCTATAAACATTGTTTTCACTATCCCAAGCTCCTTGAATATCTACATATCCTTGAGCAATATTTATTTGTGATTTTTTTAATCCTAATATTTCAGATCTTCTAAATCCAAAATAAAATAAAATATGAAAAATCATACAAGCATAAGAAAATTTATAATCATCTTCTCTATGCTCCCAAACAAAGCTTATAAGTCTAGCAGCATCTTTAGGATTTATAACAGTTGCTTTAACTGGATCTCTAAGATTGCTATCGTCAGGCTCATACTCCTTAGGTATTCTGTAGTCCATAGCTGATTGAAAATTTTTGTGATATTCGTTGGATGAACACCACTTAAAAAATCTTCTAAGATTAGCAAGAACAAGATTAGCAGTTTTGTATAGCTCAGGTTTAGTACCTTCAGCTAAAAACTTATCTATAAATTCCTGCATCTTCTTTCCACCAATTGTATGAATTGGGCAGTCTAAGAAGTTTGGTTTTATGTAGTTGTTAAAATGAGACATATATCTATCGCCTGCAGATTTAGTTATGCAAGTTTTGATATTACGTCCACCTTGTTGCTTTTGAGTTGCAAATTTTAAATATAGTTCGTGGAAGCTATATTCCTTATCTACAACTTTTTCTAAATGCGCAGCTATACGATGTTTCTCTACGTACTTTTCAGCCAGCGCTCTTGTAGGAAAGTCAGCTATTTGTTTCTGCTTTCCATCTATTATTTTTTGGACAACAAATTTTTTATTTTTATTTCTTATCCAATACTTATGATCTTTAGTCATAATGATTGAATAAATAACTCACCTTATTAATCAAGTGTACTAGGCTCTAAATTTATAACTCATCAGAGAATAAACTTTAGAAACAAAAAAAGTCGGTACGCATTTGGTACGTACCGATAAATTAAAATTCCTAAATGTTATTATTTTCCTATACTTTTTGATGTTAGGTAAAATCACTTATTCTAACTCCTTTCGTTTTAGTTTCTTCTAAACGTCAAGAATTAGAATGCTTTTTGGTAGCGGGAAGTGGGATCGAACCACTGACCTCGGGCTTATGAGTCCTGTGCTCTAACCAACTGAGCTACCCCGCCTAGCGTGTTCGGTACGTATATGGTACGAGGACCAAATCCTACCTAAGCAATTCAAATTCTTTTACGAATAGAATTACTAAGACAATATAATATTTTATATAAAATTAAAATACCTATTACGTACCAGTTTAAACAAACCTAAAACGCCTGACTTTCTTAGCAATAGCCTTTGGCTGCTTGGAATGCTGCTTACCTTTTTTCTTATCTCTTCTCTTTGCTCTTGTCGTTGCCGCATACTCCGCAGCAGTCAACGAACGGATGGCAGCAGTAGGCAAGTATCTTT